AAAACTTACGGGTTAAAAGATGCAGATTTAGAATTATTAATTTATTTAGATTGTAAAAAAAGATTTACACGAAAAGACTTTATCGACGGTGTTTATACGTATTCATGGGATAAAGCAAGATGGGACAGATTAAGAAGTGAAGGTTGGATAGATACTTGGAGACATAGAAACCGAACAACTATAATGTACTCTGTATTTAAAACCTCATGGAAATGTTCACAAATGATAAGTAGGATATACCGTATCTTACTAGGTGAGGAAGACTTACCCACTTCAGATAGAAGTGTATTTTATAAAAATAAATCATATACAGATAAAGTTTATAATAAAGCTATAGATGATATGATAAAAGATAAAGATAGATAATGGGATTTAAATTAGGTGCAAATAGAGGTAACTATGCTACTGGTGGTGTTATCAAAACAAAAATGCGTTTTGGTAAACAAGCTGGAGAAGCTGGCTCTGTACCTGGCACACCTGTTATCAGAGTACCATTAGATGAAGGTATAATGGGTGAAGCTAATATGGATGGTACTATATATGTAAACAAAAACATAACACCAGGAAGCGAAGAAGACAAACAAGTTATTAATCATGAGATGAGACACGCTACAGATATGAAGTTAGGCAAACTAGCTTATGATGATAATAGTGTAACTTATAATGGTGAGGTTTTTCCAAGAGAAACTATTAACGGTAGAGATATGATTAAAGTTGATGGTGTTTGGAAGGAAGCTGGTGACACTGGTTTTCCTTGGGAAGATGATGCTAATAACGGAAAATATTAAATATGGCTATAATAACATTAATAGACGGCGTACCTTTATACACAACAAGAAGAGAGGCTATAAACTGGGCAGATTCAAGAGGTTTAACGGGTTCCCCACTTTATCATACTCACCGTCATCAAGGTACACTAGGTTACATGGGTGGTGCTAATCACGCACAAGCACTACTAGCAAGTACTAATATCAACACAGTGATTGGTACACCTACTAGTGGTGGAGCTATGGGTGGTGGTAGTGGTAGTAGTTATTAAATTATGAGTATGTTAACAAAATTATTTTCAGGAGGCGCTGCAGATCTTGTAAAAGGTGTTGGTGGGGTTATAGATAACTTACATACATCTAAAGAAGAAAAGCTTGAAGCAGAGAGAAAGATAAAAGAATTAATTGCTAACTACGAGGTTGAAATGGAAAAGAACATTACAGCTCGATGGGAAGCAGATTTAAAATCAGATTCATGGTTAAGCAAAAATGTTAGACCTATGGTTTTGATATTTTTAATAGTATGCACCATGCTATTAATATTTATTGATGCTGGTGCAATAAAATTTAACGTAAAAGATTCTTATATAGATCTTTTACAATTAGTATTAATAACTGTGATTGGTGCTTATTTTGGCGGTAGATCACTAGAAAAAGTAAAAAAATAAATTATGAAAGGTAAATATTTTTCAACAGGCTTCGTAAGAACTTCTACGCCTGTAATAAATCAAATAGGATCAACAGGATCTGATGCAGCGTTTGCAGATAAAGATATTGTTTTTGATTGGGTGGCTATAGATATTCCAAAAGGAACACATAGATTAATAAGTGCTGACATGATAGTGCAAGGTAATCATGGAGCTAGACAAGCAGAAGTTGATTTTCAGTTATGGTTTGCTAGACCAATTGATGGTGTTGAACCAGCTTCTTTGGGCACGCCAAACGCAGCTGTTACTGGTACTGGACACAGAAAAAATATGCTTGGTGTATTAACTTTAGATTTATCACAAAGTGCAACTGATACATTCCGGTTTAATAGTTACTACTCTTCAAGCTCTTATAGCAGTGATGGATTAAAAACTGCTGTACCAGGAATTATTGTAGACGGAGAAAAAATGTTAGCAGATTACGATTCGTATTCGTCAACTGATACTCCGGAGGGTTTTATTAGAATATATGTTGCAGGTATAACAATGGGTGATTTGAATTTTTCTACAAATGTATTATTAAATCAAGCAAGTGACCAAGCGGCTACAACTACAGAAACAACTTTAACAACTGATGGTGCACAACCAGCAAAAGTGTTTGAAGTTGGTGACACTATTGCAGCAATGGATGGGGCTGCTATTGGTACAATTACAGCTATGACTACAACATCAATAACTGTAGATAAATGCACAGCAGCCTTGCTAGATGATGATGAAATTTTAACTACATCACCTATTAGAGTAAAATTAGGGTTTGAGCAGTAAAATAAATAACAATTAACTTAAATTAAATAAAATGGCAACAAGTAAAGTAAAAGGTACAAGCAAGAAAATTAAAGAACTTAAAGGTATTAAACCTGAAAAAGTAACTGACGAGCAGTTAAAAAAAGTTCAAGACACTGTAAATAAAATAAATAGAACTCAATTAGAAATAGGTTCTATAGAAACTAAAAAACACGAGTTAATGCACGGTATAGCTACTTATAGAGAAGCTTTAAACGATTTGCAAGCTGAGTTTGAAAAAGAATATGGTACTTTTGATATTAATATTCAAACTGGTGTTATAAATTACCAAGAAGAAAATGGCAAAGCTAATTCGTAAAATATCTATAGGTAAAGATTATAAAAACGACGCCATGCACTACGCTGTTGGTCAAGAGGTTTACGGTGGACATACTATTTGTGATATACTAGAAGAAGACGATAAATACTCTATTTATATTAGAAAAAATAAAGACGTGTTGCCATGGAAAGACTTTAATAAAAACATGGCTGTATCTGTAGAATATAATCTAGAATACTAATGAAAAGTGTTTACAACTTTGTTGTAACACCAAAAGGAGAAAGATATAATAATACTAAAAAAGTTGGTGATTCAGAGCTAATAATTAACACTGAAATATTTAATCATCAATATGTAAATAGAGAAGCTATTGTTATGTCAACACCTATTATTGGTGATACAGATATAAAATCAGGCGATACTGTAATAGTACATCATAATGTATTTCGTAGATGGTATAATGTAAAAGGTATAGAAAAAAACAGTAGAGCATACTTTGACGAAAACACTTATTTTATAAACCACGATCAAATATTTTTATATAAAAGAGATGAGAAGTGGATAGCTCCAAAAGGTTATTGCTTTGTAAAACCTTTAAAAGCTATAGATAAGTTTAATACTGAATCTGAAAAACCGCTACAAGGTGTTGTAAAATATTCAGATGGTACAGTAGAAGTTAACGACTTAGTTGGTTTTACACCAAGTAGTCAATATGAGTTTATTGTCGATGGTCAAAGGCTATATAGAGTTTTATCTAATTTAATTACAATCAAATATGAATATCAAGGAAACGAAGAAGAGTATAATCCAAGCTGGGCGCAAAGCAGTTGATGAGCTAATAAAAGTAGCAGAAGAAAAGATTATTACAAACACAGAAGATGATGTATCAGCTGATAGATTAAAAAATGCCGCAGCTACTAAAAAGCTAGCTATATTTGATGCATTTGAAATACTTAACAGAATTCAAGAAGAAGAAAACTTGCTTGAGGGAAAAACACCTGAAGAGACAAAGAAAACGGCTTTTAAAGGATTCGCAGAAGGTAGATCTAAGTAATGTACGAGCAAAGTTTAGTTAAGACTATTGAGCCTATAAAAAAGACAACTATTAGTCGTCTTAACAAAGGTAAAAAATGGAAATACGGTTACAATAAAGAACACGATATAATCGTGTTGTCTCACACTGGTCAAATAGGTGAGATTATAGAAATACAAAATTTAATTATAGCGCTACCTAAACCACCTAAAGAAGTATATAAGCATCCAAAGAATAAGTGGGTTAAACAGGAATATCCTAAAGAGCTACAAAGGATCAAAAACATATTCGATTGGAGGGGTTATCCGGAAAGCAGTAAAGAAAAATGGTACGATTATATAGACGAGGAATTTAAACGTCGAGAAGAAGGTTTCTGGTTTATGAATAATAGTAAACCAACCTGGATAACCGGTACGCACTATATGTATTTACAATGGAGTAAAATTGATGTTGGAGCCCCTGATTTTAGAGAAGCAAACAGACTGTTTTTTATATTTTGGGAAGCTTGTAAAGCAGACAAAAGGTGCTATGGTATGTGCTACTTAAAGAACAGAAGATCAGGGTTTTCGTTTATGTCATCTGCAGAAACAGTTAATTTAGCCACTATATCGAGTGATAGTAGATATGGTATACTTTCTAAAACAGGCGCTGATGCTAAAAAAATGTTTACAGATAAAGTGGTACCTATTAGTATTAACTATCCTTTTTTCTTTAAACCTATTCAAGATGGTATGGATCGTCCTAAAACTGAATTAGCATATAGAGTACCAGCTAGTAAGTTTACTCGTAAAAAAATAACAGCTAACGAGCAGGTTGAAGAACTAGAAGGTTTAGATACAACAATTGATTGGAAGAATACAGGTGATAATAGCTATGATGGTGAAAAGCTAAACTTATTAGTACACGATGAAAGTGGTAAGTGGGAAAGACCTGATAATATATTAAACAACTGGCGTGTTACAAAGACATGTCTTAGATTAGGTAGTAGAATTATTGGTAAGTGTATGATGGGGTCAACGAGTAACGCGTTAGACAAAGGTGGAGATAACTTTAAAAAACTATACAATGCATCAGATGTCACTAAAAGAAATAGAAATGGTCAGACGAAGTCTGGTTTATACTCTTTGTTTATCCCAATGGAGTGGAACTACGAAGGATTTATTGACGAGTACGGAGTTCCAGTATTCACTACTCCTGACACAGATGTGTTTGCCCCAGACGGTGAACTAATAGATATAGGTGTAGTTGATCATTGGAATAATGAAGCTGATGGTTTAAAAGGCGATCAAGATGCTTTAAATGAGTTTTATAGACAGTTTCCAAGAACTGAAGAACACGCGTTTAGAGATGAGACTAAAAATAGTATATTTAATCTAGTAAAAATATACGAGCAAATTGATTATAATGAAGAAATGTCTTCAAGTATTGGTATTACAAAAGGTAACTTTCAATGGGTTAATGGTGTAAAAGATTCTCAAGTAATATTTTATCCAGATCCACAAGGTAGATTTAAAGTTAGTTGGGTTCCACCTCAACAACTACAAAATAGAGTGGTACTTAAAAACGGTATAAAATATCCTGGTAATGAACACATGGGAGCATTTGGTTGTGACTCTTATGATATATCAGGGACT